AGGACACCATCTGCACCAGTTGCACCCTGAGGTCCAGTAGCACCTTGAGGTCCAGTTGCTCCTTGTGATCCAGTAGCACCAGTTGCTCCAGTCGCACCAGTTGCTCCAGTTGCACCAGTCGCACCAGTAGGAATACCAAATGCAAATGTAGCTGTATTACCTGATTGTGACACACTAGCAGTAGCACTTGCACCCACACTTAAAGTAGATACTGTTACTGCAGAAGTTGTAATATGATTGACTGCTTCGGCATTACCTGATGAAGAATTAAATCCTAATATCTTTCCTGCTCTATCTGCTTTAAGTGGCAAGGTTAATGTTGCAGTACTATCATTATCTAATAATCTAACTGCTCTTGAGTTTTCATCTTGTTGATCAGATATCATTGTAATCAAAGTATCTAACTCTGAATTTAACTTTGATATCTCAAATGCACCAGAACTAGGAAAGTCTGTGGTTCTTGATAAAGGTATATCACGAGTAATGACAACTGTACTACCACCACTTGCACCAGTAACAGAAGTTGTTACAGTTCCAGTAGAACCACTGCCACCACTCACAGTATATAATGAAGTATTACTTGTACTTGCATCAAAGGTACGTTCAGTACCATCAACAAAAACATTTAAATCTGTTGATCCAGTAAAAAATACGAATGGTACAGCGAATGATGTTTGACTTGCACCCTCATTAACTGTGTAACTTATTCGTGGTGTATTTGCACTTAATGCTATAGTCATGCCTTTACCTTTACAATTTTTTGTTACAAAAGTCTATTAATATCTAAATCTTTCTTTTTCACCCAATGCTCGTAAGTCGTCATCTAAACCAAGTAAACTCAATGCAGGAAAGTTATAACTAATCTTTTTTAGTCCTTCTTCAGTCCTATCATTTAACAAATCATTAGTTCCTTCTACCCATTCTCTTAACATATTAGGTGAAGCACCTGCAAATCCAAATGCAGTATCCCAACCATCAGCTTTGTATCTTCCTTTCAGCCAACTAGTATCAGGATCATGTAAACCTGATGCCACTGCTACATTTAATCCATGATAGAATATATCCGAATATAGTCCAGTAACACCACTATGATCTACTATCCTCATTAACAACTCAGGATAGTCTTTATTCTCAAACCACCAATCAGGCTTCTTTAGTGATAGAGTGATATAACTCATTCCTAACAATGAAACCATACCTGATAATCTATGTTGTTTAGCTGGGTCCATCATAGCACCCAATATTCTTCTATGTGCGGCAAATGCAAAGTTATAAAATTGAAATGGAAATGCCATTGTACCTGACTCAAGCCTTGCCACTGGATAAGCATATGTGCCATTGGCTCTTTTACCTACAGAGGCTCTTGGATCAGGTTCGATTCCCATCTTGCTCATGTATGGTTGCCATTTTTTATAGACGAATCCATCCATCATAGTTGGTCTATCAAATGCTGTAGCATGAATAATAGTATTTCTTGATGCAGTATTAAAATATGCTGTGACTGCTTGTTTCAATTCACGATCAGCTTTTGTTTTTGTTGACCACCCTTGTATATTTAGTAATGGCATACCACTATCTGTTTCTTGCCATGCACCATTTTTAAACATACGTTTAGCTAACTTCTCATCAATACCATATCTTGCAAGTTCAATAATATCTAACTTACTTATTGTGCCATCATTATATTGTTTTAGTTGATTAAAAAACTTTGGTATTCTAATAGCTGAATCAATAAGTTTACCAACACTTGTAATAGGTGCTAAACCATTAGCTTTGTAAAACCAGTTTTCAGCAACTTCTAAACCTCGTTCTATTCTTCCTACTTGCAATGGTCTTAGATTGTCATGTAATATTCTATGATGTGCAGTAGGTCTAATCATCTCTAAGCCTTCACCCATGTGCATTAGATCTTTTGCATTTACTCTCATTTTATCAAAGTTACCATCAATACCTGCAACAATCCCACGAAAGACTCGACCAAACCCATGTTCAAAAATAGGCATAGCCAGTGTTTCAGTAAGAGAACTTATACCTGCACCATACAAGTAACTCATACCTGCAACTCTCTTAATATTCCTAGCAAATTTTGAGTCTGCTCTTTGTGGATCTCTAACCATTTGACCTGCAATACGTTCAAAGTCAGATATAAAATCTGATTTGATATCAGCTATTTGTTTTGCAGAATATCCATCTTGTTGCATACGCAATTCAAATGTATTGATTAAATCATCTATATCAACATCACCAAACTTGCGTGAGAACTCAATTCTAAATCCCATTTTTTTTGCATATTCTGTCATTACTCTTGGGTCTTTAACAATAAACTTCATAACTTTATGTTCAGGTATATTAGTTACCCTCATCATAAGATGCTTACCTTTACCTATACCAGTGCCATAGTCATAAGCATCATCACCTCTTTCAAGTATGGCATCTACTACTTCTTCTGCATACTTACGAGCATTTTCTCTGCCAACTGCATTATCAAAAATACGAACATCATCATATGCTTTTGTTGTTTCATTCCATCTTGTAACTTTGCTTTGATCTAAAAAATGTTTAGTAAATACTTGTATTAATTCTTCTTGCAAACCCTCATCTTGAATAAGCATTTCTTTATTATAGTATAATGGAAACTTATAATCTTTTCTTGTTGGCACATATTGTTCATAGAAAGTAACTTTTTCTTTAATACGATCTAGATTTACTTTTAGTATTCTTTTAAATTGTGGATCTTTTTCTACTCTTATACGTTTTTCATAGTCATCTATTTTAGTTTGTAGTTCTTCTATATTTGCTTTGATAGTTGTTTTATCATGAAATAACTTAGCATCTTGTCCTCGTTGATCTATGTCTCTTAGAAAATCTTCTAGTCGTTGTATAGCTAACTTTTTAAACTCAGGTAAATCTTTGTAATATCTTTTGTTCCAAGACTTATTACCATTGAGAATTGATAACTCTATTATCTCTTCTGCAAACTCATCAAATGTTGGTGTCTTGATTTCACCAGTAGAACTACTAGCATATGTTTGTTGATCCTTGCCCATATATCTATCCATAGATACCTTTGTACTACGATAGTCAAGACCACCAAGTTGACCAGTGCCATCTAAGTTTGTAAGACTTTTATTCCATAGCTTTCTCCAATATTGTTCTACTTGTAATCCTAAAGCACCATATTCAGTCTGTAACATATCAATAGATTGCTCACCCATACCAAGATAGTTTTTCTTCAGAGGTGTTACACCATTATGTGCAATCTTCATATGTGCTTCACGAACATAACTAGGTGCTTCTTTTACATTCTTGCCATCTTTATAAAATAATCTTTGTAATCTTTCTGCAGGTATAAACTTTCCTATCAATGAAAATTTAGTTAATGGAGTTTTAACTAAGCCTTCATCAGATACCATATTCTTTCTAGCATCTCTAATTTCTTCTATTATATTAGATGTACCTTGGGTAAGATTAGGTTCTTTAGGTTTATTAACTGGTTCATTATTCAAAGTTTTTAATCTTATTTTTAAAGCATTAACTTGTAAAATTAAATCTCTTGCAGGTAATTGAGAAGTACCACCTGCATCTACAAACACTTTTAACTTTGCCTGTAATGATTTTAAAAGTGTTGTGGCATTTTCTTTATTTAATGAGTTAGTATTGACTCCATTAATATCTAAACCATCATAAATACTATTTTTAAATACAGTGCCACCATCTAATATTTCTTCTGAACCATCTGCTAACTTTACTAAGATAGTACCTTGTTTTGACTTATCTATAATAGTAGCTTTAACTGGAGTACCTTTTAAATCGTAAACAATAATTTCATTTTTATTTGGTGTACTTGTAGTTGTTATTTTTAATGGATCTTTTTGAGTTCGTATTTTTTTACCAATACCAGTCAAACCATTTGCCACTGTCCTTGCACCACCACCTAGCAATCCTGCAAAAGCTGTATTAGTTGCTATATTAGCTGTGACCTCTTGTGCTGTAGTAAACGGATCAAAAGGGGCTCGAAGTAATTCACTTGTAATACCAAAGATACCACCAATTTTAGCTGTTTCATAACCAACACCCAATGCACTCTTTGCACCCCAAGCGGCACGAATACCAACATTAAATACTGGTATCATAAAAGCAATATTCAAAGGATCAACAATACCTGCAACTAAAGAGCCACCTATACCTGCTCTTTGATAAATAGACCTATTCTGTTCTATTGCTTTAATATTATTTAATATGTAATCATAATGCTCATTGTTCTTTGCTCGTGACAACTCTTCAGCATATATAAATGTACCATCTTCTTTTACTCTTGTTTTAAAATCGAAAGTATCATCATGCTCTACATCACTAAATTGATACAGTTCTGATGTTCTATTGGTTATTGGTAGCCACTGATACTTAATACCTGACCAAAAACTTTCTGTAAAAGATGGATCTACTGTTCCTATATTATCTCTTAATGATAAATGAATAGGAGTAAAATCAACAACTCCATCTGTTTCATATTTCTTAAAATCAATTTGTCTAAATAATAATTCTGACATTTAATTAATCAAATCTTTTGTTTTTCTTTGTATATAAGAACCAATTTTTCTAGTAGCAGTACCACTTTTATCCATTGCACTTGGTCTATTATCAGATATATAACCTAAAAGTTCTGCTCTATCATAAATTCTATCATTGCCAAATAAACCATAATTTTGAAATTGTTTATTAAGGATAGTTTCTCCAGTTACAAAAAGATTGCTCATAGCTTCTTGTGACTCAGTATTAAAGTTATATATTAAGTGTGATCCTGCCATCATAAAGTGATAATCTCTTCTTTTCGCATCATTTGTTTTTAATCCCCTTGATACTTCTGACCAGTATTTTTTAAATTTACCTTCTCCATATCCCATTTGATAAGCATGATCTATTAATGCACTTTGTCTACTAGCACTTAGTGTAGTGAAATTTGGAAACTCTGTAGTAAATTGTTTGTAGAGTTTTGTAACTTTATTTCTAAATATCTTTTGAGACTGTTCTTCTGTAACAACAATACCTTGTGTTTTTGAATATTCTTCTATTTGTTTAAGTGTAAATTTTCCTGATGGCACTCCTGATAGCATTTTTTGTAGGTCTTTTACTTTGGCTCTACCATCTGCACTAAGAATAGCAAGATCATCATCTGTTAAAAACTTTATATTAAATCCTGCACCGATAGATATTGTTGCATTAGAACCAACACCATCTTCATAACCATGCTCTTTATATCCTTCTATATCTCCAAGATATTCAATAACCTCAACAACATCATCAACTATATTAATAGCTACATCTTCATCAAAGTTTTCTTGCAATGCCTTTTTCACTAAAGGATTCTTTTCTTTTTCTTGTTCTCTTATTATATTATTATAAACAAATTGCCATGCAGGATTCTGAGAACCTTTACTACCAAGTTCAGGAAAGTCTCTTCTTATGCCATCTATATTTATATTAATATCTCTTGACTCAAATAAATCCAATAAATAGTTTAGTCCTTTAGTATATAAATTCTCTTTTGGCACAATCATAGTTTGATCAAAATCTTCTTCAGTACGTCTATCTAGTTCAGAAACACCGACATCACCTAATGATTCAAACTTATCATCTATTTGTTTATTCATGCCGCCATATTGTTCTCTTAAATTTTTAATGGCAATAAAATTATTTTTTTGTATATCTATTGTTTTTAATACAGTATCAATGTCATTCTTAGTCATTGTTGCACTGTCATAGTTCTTAGCTAAAGCTATTTTTTCTAATTCTTTATAATATGTAATTAGAGCTTTATTAACATCTTTTGTATTTATAGTTATATTAGTTCCATCAAAAGCTTTTATTGGTACTCTATCTTCATCAACCATAGTCCATATCATATCAGCACCACCTGCATTTTGATAGCTAGGTAGATATTTTGCATTACCACCTTCACCTGCTCTGAACTCATCTGCCTGAACAACTGTTGCAGTTTCTTTAAATTCAGGTGGCATAGCATCATAACTTCTGTTTGTTGCAAGTTTATTATTTACATAATTTGTGAAGAATGTTTGTGACTCCTGAGTCTTATAATAGTTTTTATATGACACATTAGTTTTGCCACCAATCTTACTACCAAAGAGTTGGAATGTTTCATCTCCATCATCTTGAAATAAATTACCATAAGTATTATCCAAAACTTCAACAATGTTATCTATGCTAAAATCTACTTTCTTACCATCTTCATCTTTAAGTTTTCCTGCATGAAGCAATGCTTTTACAAATGGCACAAACTCCTGATGAAACTGAGCATCTATATCTGTCTTAGTTAATATAGCTAATGGAACATCTGATGCAGTAGTAGCCTTTAAATCAAAGTCTAAATTATATTGCATTAATAATTTATCTGAATTTTCTTTTGACTCTGGGGATTGATTGGCAATATCAAATGCCCTTAATAAATAATCCTCACCTCCAACATCTACAATCTTTTTAATTATAGCAAATCTTTTTTCTATATTATTATATTCATTGGGATATCTAAATGACACCATATTTTCACCTTGTCTTTTAGATATATTATTCCAAGTATCTAAAAGTTTTGCGGCAATAGTTTTTCGTTGTTCTCTAGGTAAATTATCAAATACAGACATTATATTATTATTACTAAATGCCTCATAAAGACTTTGTGGCAGTATAGTAGAGTTTCTAAGATCTGATAATATTGCAGTATATTTATCTTGTGGTTGCATCATAAAAGATCTTATATCTAATGTGCCATGATCATTCTCTAACCCTAACTGATACTCTTCTCTACTTGGTTTACTGTTAGTATGATAACCAGTTGATTTCATTTTTGATGATGCCATTTTACCTTTTGCAATATTTGCAACACTACCCATAGCCTTTGTTGCATCACCTGATTGGTTGCTTAATATACCAGTTATTGTTTGTTTATCTGAATAAGTATATTGAAATGAATCTTTCAATGCCGCCGCAGTATTTAAATCTGATTCTGTAATAGCATTATCTGTCAAAAATAAATACGATTTTGCTTCAGGTGAAATAGTTTTACCTTGAAAAGCAAGTTCTAAAAATTTGATTGCTTTACCATCTGTAGGGTTCTTATCAATAATAGATTGCAATACACCAAGTGAAGAGTTTATCCTCATCTTTCTTTTTAGTTCTTTTATTGCAGGTGCGGCTAACCCATTAGGTTTACCTTTTAATGACTCTATCCGTGCTAATATTTCTTTCTCTGCTTCTGCAATATCTTCTCGTAAATCAATTCTTGTCTCTTCAGCATCAACTCCTGAAATAGAAATACTATTTTGGTTATAATATAAACCCTCTAATTCTTGTATTTCTTCATCAATTATAATCTTTTCATTTTCATTAGCTATTCTGTTTTCTTGTGCAATCTTATCATTTAATATTTTATTAGAGTGCAATACTGCTTGGTTCTGTACCTTAGAAAGAAAAGCAGGAATAAAGTCTGCCATATCATTTTCTTTAAAAGATTCTATATGACCTTTGATATATTCTCTTGCGGCTAAATCAAATCCTTGTTTATCGAACTTACCACCACTTGTGTACTCACCATGAAGCTCACCAAACTTGGCTTTTGATCTTATAAGAATATCATTTGCATATCTTGTACTTAATATTTGATCGAACTTTGCTTGACCTACTGCTGTTACTTCAGGCTTTTCAAACTTTAATTTACCTTTATCATCTCTAATTGCTAATGTGTTTGCTTTCTTAACATCACCTTCTATAGCTTCTTTTTTAGCCTCTGCCCAAAATATCTTTTGCATTGAGTTACCAAACTCAGCTACAGATAATCCAAGTTGTCTTGCACCAGTGTCAGCGGCAACTACACCAACTGGTTTATTCACAAAAGATGTACGTTTTGACCTTATAAATTCTACCATTATTAAACCTGACTAGCCTGATAACCACCTGATACTAAAGAACCAAATGCTTTTAATCTATATGCTTTGCTTAAATTACTTGCTTTTAGTTTTGTCATTTCTCTTTGTTGTGCCAACTTTGATACTTCTGCAAGAGATTGATAATTTGCTCTTTCTATAGTTTGTATATTATCTTTATCTGCTTTCTTTATAATAGCTTTTAACGATCTATCAGATCCCATATCTCTACCTAAAACACCACTAATTGAAGCATTTGTATCCTTGAAAGATTCTAAATTTTCCATAATAGAATTATGTTCTTGTATAGCTTGTAACCTTCTTATCTTTGCTTGTGTTTCTATATTACGAGCAGTTAAACGACCTTCTCTTTTTGCCGCCTTTGATGCTTCATTATATCCGAAAGCTTGAATACCTGCCGATATTAATAAAAATGTTGGGTCCATTAAAATGCCACCTCTACTATCATTCCGTTAATCTGTAAATCCAAAGGAAAAGACTGCGATACTATAACTCTTGGATCACGACTATATCCTAACAATCTAAACTCTTCTTTACCAGTCACAGCCGACCTTTCCATGAAGCCACCAGTAACAGTATCCGTTGTATTTCGTATCACAAGATCTCTACTTGTTGATGTTGTACTTGGTCCTTGCACACTTACTGCCAATGTTCCAAACAAATCTAATATGACTTTAGGTATTTGTCTAGGCTCACCAGTCAAAGGACCACCTTGTATTGCCGCATCTATAGGTAATGTCTTGAGTGAAGGTGTAAAATCATAGCCAATAAAAGCCTGAGACAATCCACTTTTAACTGCACTAGCATCTATTGCCGCACCTGATACAGTAAATGATCCAAGAAAGTCATTACCATTTGTAGCTTTTACTACTGCATTATTAGAAAAGTGAGATCCCAAACTACCAAAGACACTACTGCTACCACTAAATGTATCACAGAAATCCATAGGCATATCATCTTGAAACTCCTCTAAGAATAACTGTGTTGTGCCTGATCCATCATCTCTGGCACAAACTACAAACAATCTTTCATGCACTGCACATATACTATGCCACAATCCCTGCGTATCCCACAATGTCCACCCTGCTTTTTGATCTCCTCTTACAGAATAAAATACAGCTATAGTGCCATCATTGTTAAGAATTTA